TGTGGAAATATCTAAAAAAAGCCCTCCCACCAATTAAGGTAGAAGGGCTTTTGAACATATTTCTATGTGTTTTAATTATACGCCAGTAGCTTTAGTATAGATTGCTGCTGCCATTTCTGCGCGGTTAGGTGTAACACCAAACGATAAGTAAGAATCAATGAACCATTGGAATTCTTGGTCTACGTAGTAAACCTTAGAAGTTAATGGAATTGTTTCACCAGCTAATAATGCTTTAGGCATTAGTAATACTGCTACTGCGTTAACGTCAACCTGAGTTACGTCATATGCGTTACCGTTACCTGCGTTAGATAGGTAATGAGTCTGACCAACATCAGCCGCTTTAGGGAAACGGTTAGTCTTCTGGATACGTACACCATTAGACATTAGTACTTGACCTTTAGCGTAATCGCCATTTGCTGTAGAGAAATCTTTATCTAGTAACAAGCTGTTACGTAGTAAAGTGTAGTACTGAGCAGGACGTAATAAGATTACTGCTGATTCAATATCAACATCTTTCTCTTCGACACCTTGACATGCATCTTGGATAGCAAGTTCTAATGCTACTGCATCAAGCTCATCATCAACGCTGTTCAAGATAACTGCTGTAGCACCTTGGAAACCTTCTGGTGCAGTACGTGTACGAGTCTCTGCTAAAGTTCTAGTCGCTGTTTCTACTGCTGCTGCATCACCAAGACCTGAACGGTCTGTATAGATAGCATCGTAGAAACCACCGTTGTCTGCTGTACCAGTAATGTCGCCATTATCGTCTTTAACAGGTGTACGGTTAGTAATTTGTGAAGCTTTAATACCTTGTACTAAGAATGATTCATCGAAGAACTTACCGATTTCTCTACCATGTTCTAAACCAATTTCCATACGAGTATCGAAATGCTCTTGGAACTCTTCTAATAAGAAGGTGTTAGTACGTGCTAATACGATAGTATCAACTTTAACACTGATGTTATCGAACGTTGGAGAAAAGTCTACTGGGCGTACGCCTCGTGAAACTTTCTGCAACTGTGAATAACCCATACGGTCGTTAGTAACTGTATCTGTACCACGTACTGATTTAAAGTTAAAGAACTGACGCATGAACGATTCTTTAAGGAAACGATGCTCAACTTCACCACCGTACTCGTCGATGTGTAGTGGGTTTACGTTACCTGTATCAATGCCGCCTTGATGACCTGAACGGGTTTGATGATTTGCTACTGTTTGACCTAAAATACTCATAGTATTCTTTTACTCCAATTGGTTTTCTATTAATTAATTAATGCCACGTGACATTGACTTTTGTCGTCTTCGACCGAGTGCTGCAATTTCTCTAGATGAACTATGTTGATGACCTTTAGCCATTAGCTTACGAACTGCTTCGTTATGCTCTTGTCTAGTTAAGTCTCCACCTTTACCTTCGGCAGACGGTGTATTATCACCTTCCATCAATTGTGCTGGTTGTACATAGTCGCCTGAGTTACTGAACGCGTTGGTCAGTTCTTGTATAGCTAATTTAGCTGCCATACCACCCTGTTTGATTAGTGCGTTAAGCTCTGTAACTTTCGCGTCGTCAAGGTTTGCTTTAGCCCATGTACCTAATTCTTTGAAAGTTTCTTCACCAGTTTGTTTGGTGACACCATCAAAGGCTGTTGCTACTTGGTCAAAAATTGCTTTATCTGCTGCTGAACTTGCTGTAACATTTGTCTCATGTAACTGAGTCATTTGTCCTGTAAGTAGAGCTGCCATACCTTCACCATGTTTAGCTGAAAGTGCTGCATAGATTTCAGGAGTTGCTACACCTGAGTTACCTTGTACTGCTTTCAATACTTCACTTGGATTCATACCTGCTGCTGTTACCATCTCTGCTAGCTGTTGTGCTGCACTAGATTTGTAAGTTACTGTAGGTACTGCTGCTGGTGTTTCTATTACAGGTGCCACTACTGGCGCTACTGCTGGTACATCTACTACTGCTGGTGCACCTGCTACTTTAGCTGGTTGACCGCCTTGTTCTTCTTCGCGTTTAACGAATTTATTCTGCATCCACATTATTGAGGTGCTCCTTGTGCTTGACCTTGTGCAACTTGTTTAGCTTCCATACCTGCCGCCTGTGCATTACGTTTCGCAATGTCTGCTTGCTCTTTCTTAACTTGGTCTTCATCTTTTAAGAACTTCTCGTAATCTACGCCATGACTTGAACCAAGCACTGCGATTAAGTTACCGAAATCTACACGCGCCATTACTTGTTCTGGTAACTCTGCCATTTGGGTCAGGTCTTGGAAGAAGTATCTAATGCGGTCTAATTCGCTACTACGAGATAAAGATTCCAGTCCTGTCACAATGACGGGTTGAATATCTTTAAAGAATGGGTTAAGTCCAGACAATAAGCGCTTGGCTAATGGTAACTGTAACTCTGTTGCTAAATTTGAATATACACCTCCAAGTGACGCTTCAAGCTCTTGGGCTTGCATACGAATCTCTTCGGCAGTTACTCGCTCTGCATCTCTGGTCACTGCGGCAGTAAGCAAGAATGCTCTACCTATACGACGTTCAACTGATGCGAATTGTTCTGTTAAGAATGTTGATGCGTTAGCTACTTGAGGTGCATGAACGAATATATCTTCTTCTCTACCATGTACATAAGCACCTGATTTAGCTTCCGTCAATTCTCTTACATCTGTCATACCTGCTGGGTTTACTAAGTTCTTAACGTCAGTAGCTAGAACAGTAAAGTCTAGTATTGCTTCTGCTAATGTACTTAATGTCCAGAAATCACCTGCATAATTCTCTACTAAGCCTGTTCCATAATCTTTGTTACGGGCTAAGTTCCACGTTAATGGTAAATATTCTAGGTCATCCTCATTCACATGTCCTACTTGTTTGTGTGCATACGCTATATCTTCTAGCTCCTGCCACACAAGGAACTTACCTTTACTTACTTTCTGTACACAAGTGTATATAGATACATCTGCGTCACTGTCGTAACCCTCTAACAATGCAGTAGCATGGAGGTCATCTGGTAGTCCTGATACCGACTTAGTATCTCGTAAGATAGTCTTAATCATGTTGCCTGATACGTCACGTTTGCATACGTAATCGCGTAGGCTGTACACTTGCTGCTTCCCGCCTTTAGGCATGTATAACAAGCTGTTGCCTGTTACTATAAGCTGCTGTACTACTTGAGTCATCGCGACTCTAGCATTTACTTTGTCTAATTCTTGCATAGCCGCACGTTCTGCTTTGGCTAATGCTGCATCTATTTCTGCTGCTACCATTCCAGTGTTAGCTTCTATATCTGCTCGTTGCTCGTCTGAAAGTTGCATACGAAAGAAGGGTCTAGACGGTTGAAACAAAGCTAACATAATCTTGTTTGCTAAGTTCGTTACTGCTTGAGCGCCTACCGATTGGTAGTCATTCTGCAATTCGTCATACTCCATTAATGGGTCGTCTGTGAATATGTTAGGTAGTGTCCACCCTGCATATTTTTCACATCGGTCTAGAGTTTCTTCACGAGCTGTACCACTCTTTTGAAACTCTGTCTTCAATGCGAATCCTTCGCCCATATACTTCTCTTGTGTGTCCTTTGGTGAGATACTATGTTCCATTGACTACCTCTAATTTGTCCAGTTCGTTATAATCGCTAACAATGTGTTTCTTGCGGGCACTCTCGTCGTCCGTTGCGTCTGATGCTCTAAAGCTCATCCACCACGTATCTTCTAATACGAACCCCGCGCGTTTAACTCCTGCTGGACTTGTAAATACTTGAGGTCGTTCTGTAGCGTCAATAATGCGTGAGCCTTCTTCTGTTACAATACGAATTTTACCTGTTGAAACTATGTGCATCCACTCATCTATATGAATAGCACCGACTAATGCGGTGTTCTTCTTTAAGAATATTAAGCGGGCGTAACAACCATCCGAGTGAAAGTGTTCAAGTGGTACATCTTGTTCCTGTAAGGAACCATCTGTAATACCTGAATTCATTGACTCTTCTAATCCTGTTATCTTTGCACGTATGTTAGTGTTTAAGGCGAAACCAGTTTTTAATGTAATGTCAGTCATGCTCGGTACTCCTAGATTGATAGGTTAGATTGTCCTTGCTTACGAATATCGTCATCTAACGTATTATCCACACTCAAGTTAATGTTACCTGTCATACCAATACCTTCGCCTTCGGTGGCTGCAAACTCGGCTGCTCTTAAAGCATCTGCTTTATCTTTCTTAGCCTGTGACTCTGCATCCTGTTGTGCGTCGATAGCTCGTACATTGCTTACTACTGCACCACCTACGGTGGCTATAATCGCTACTGCTACAAAACTCATTTACCTTCTCCTATTAATCATCTACCATGTTTCGTCTAATGTAATCCATGACATCTTCCATACCTTCACGCCTTTGTACATGCTCTATTGAGTCATTTACTTTAGGTCGTTGGTATGGAAATACTTGGGTTAACTTAGTGAACAAGGTCTTCGACATACCTTTAGTCGTTATCATTGCCATAATTTAATCCTTTATCTATAGGGTACTGTTATCCGAAGAAGTACCCTGCGCTCTTGATATCATTGATGTTATACTCACCCATAGGTGGGAGTGTTGTAAGGTCTGCGCCTACTTGTTCACCCCATTCCCGTAAAGGTTCGTGCTTTTTATACAAGTTAAAGAATGATGTTCTGATTGCTTTAAACAACACCTCAGTGTTACCCGCATGTGTTCCAAAGTCATCATGTATCATTGCATAACATCTAAAGTCTGTACTATTAATTGTCATCACCATGTGAGTCGAGTCAATTGAATGTACAAAGTTAGGTGCTATGCCACTACGTTGTTGTGAGTTCTTAGGTGTACCATCGTCGTCGTAGTCTGCAACTTTAAGTTGTAGATTAACGCCTCCACAAAGGTTAGTCTGTACCCTATATACGGGTACGTCCTTATAAAACTGGTATACAGGGAATCCTATAGGTGTTAACCACTTACAGTAATCCTTACCCACATTCTTCTTTAACCAAGCCATAGCACCTCTCGCTGCTACAACAGTCTGACCTATAGCTTCCCATAGATAAGGTGTTAAGTACTTAGCGTACTCCCACTGATGCTCTGTATTTAAGTCAAAGTCTAACCAATAGTCTTGACACCATTCAAAGATATACTCTCTTGCTGATGTCTGTGTAGCACCATAAGGTAACGTCATTACTGGACGTTTAGCTAACTTACGGGACAGCCCAACTTGGAGCCACTTACGTGCCCTTAGGTCGTCCACGGTACGTAGGAACGTTTCACACCTATCTGCGACATCTTGGTAGATATCTTCTGGTACTTCGCTTTTGATAAGATTCGTCGCTTTCGCTCCGACTTCATCGCGTAGCATTGCAGAAAAGTGTTGTAGTCCGTTGCAGCTTCCGTCAAGTCCGACAGGGATACTCGACTGTGCGTTGGTATTTCTACCGTAGTCACAGTCTGCCCATTCGTAACAGAACGCAAGGAATTGATAAGGTTTGTCTGCTTCTCCCCACCATTCTCTTGACCCAATAGGGTCTTCGATGGTACGTCTGATGCTGCCCTCATTCTCTTTAATCCATGCGACTCTATCATCGTAGCTAACTTTGTCCACTCCGTAGGTGTTAGCGCCTTGTACTGCAAGCCATTTGACACCACTAACTCCAAGTCTC